TTTGATTCGCACGTGAAGTATTTTTTTCGTCTTTTGTCATTTTACGCTCCTTCCGTGTTTTTTAATTGTTTTGCGTATTCTTCGAGTGGCACACCTAATTTTTTAGCTATTGCTACTTGAGACGATGTGAGTCTCACTTGTTTGCGACCAGGCTTTACGCTTCTTGTAGCTGAAGCCACTGTCTGAACAGGGGCGGTCGATTGCTTGTTAGTAGTATTACCAAATTTATGCGGGAAGTCAACTCTGATTCTTTTATCGACCTCTGCATAATACTCATTAGAACTAGGATCATAACCTTCTTTTTCAGTTAGGTCCTTGTGTATTTCAAAGGCAGTATAGGTCATTGCTCTATCAGTTCCAAACCATGTGTTTTTAGAAGCCCATTCTTCGGCTCTAGGGTCTGTATTGATCGAATCATCCATAGCAGGTTGATTTATTTGACCACCTTGAGAAAGGTTTTGAACAGGTACTTCTGCCTGTCTTTCCTCTTTACCTTCTTTAGCTTGCTCCAATCTGGCATTCTCAAATGCAAGTGTTGCAATTCTCTTGTTAGCATCAACTTGAGCTTTAGAATCTCCAGATTCAATAGCTGCAGCCAATTCTTTTTGTGCTGCCTCCATACCTGAATTTATCGTCGACTCAAATTTTTTCATGTAATCAGAATCAGTTTTTCTAAATTTGTTTTCTAATTCTGTTTTTTGTTGAATTACACCTTGAGCGTATTTTACAGCAGCAGCTTCTCTTCTTTCTGCTTCCCTCATCTTACGAGTTAATTTCGCAATACGAGATTGTACGCCTTTACTGTAATCCTCCAACTCACTATCTTTTTTTTCGTCTAACTTTGTTTCTCTTTCGTTTTCAAATGTTTTATCTGTTCCTTGTTCTTGTTCCGGCTGTTCAATTACAGCTTCGTCTTTTGTCTCTTCGATATCAATCGTAGCATCAGGTCCTGATGTATCGATCGGTACCATTTTTTTATCTTCGTCTGGCATAGTTACTCCTTCCTATGTTAAAACTCATGCAAGATGTCCTCTGGACTATCAATTGTTGCTAACACTTCATCGTCGTTTAGCAGACGCATCTCTCCACCCTCTATCTTGATTCGGCTGCCTGCATATCTTGCAAACATAACCCAATCTTTTACCTTACACCACGGACCGTCTGGATATCTCTCCTTATCCTTATAACAATCCGGACCCATGGCCATAACCAAACCAACCTGAGATGCAACCTGTTGCCTCTCTAATGTTGTTTCAGCTAAATGTAATCCCCCTTTAGTTTTATCATTCATCTTGAATGGTAAAACTAACATTCTCCAACCAGTGGGTTTTGGTAATTTTGGTTCTTCTGTTTTTGATGATTTTACACCAACAAGTTTATTGTTTGGTTTTAATATCGATGACTGTTCCATTGTTGTGCTCCTTATCTTCTAGCAGGTTAGAGAGTTCCTGTCTTGTTGCCTCTAGGGCAGTTATTTGTCCTACTATATATCTATATTTCTCCATGCTGTCAACACCACCAGATGTGACTGATATAGATAACGCTTCTGTTCTGGTATCTATAAACTTTATAAGTTTATTTATTACTGTTTCTAGTTGCATTTTTTCCGATTACTCCTTTTAATGTCTTAGCTTGTTTAGCATGTAACTTAGAGGCTTTCTTCAAACCCTTAATTACTTTTTTTATTTTTGCTTTTTTCTTTAACATTTCCATCTCCTTCTTGCCTGACGGATACGTGAGTTCGGATCGTTTCTTGTTTTTGCTGATGACCTTTTTAATTGTCCTAGTGATCTAGCGCAGTATGATTTTCTACGATTAGCAGCTTTTGATCCAGGCTTCACTTTTCCTGTCACGGCTGTTTTTAATTTAGAACCGGGATTTGCTCTTCTATAGGCAGCGACACCGGCTCGAGTCATGCCTGCTCCAGATTTTGTAGATCTGTAGTTCTTTTTATTTCTTGATATGGGATTATCTTTTTTCCTCATGCAAATGTTTTTACGTTAGTTGGTTTACCACCGGGATTACCGGCTGCTCTTTTTCTTTTTACAGCAGATGCTTTTTGCCCTTTTGTCATTCTTGTAGCTTTTGCTAGTGGGACGCATTTTGGATATTTACGTTTGCTTCCTTTAGATCTTCCACATGGTTGATATTTTCCATCTTTTTTAGGTGCTCCTATGTCTACCCATTTTTGGGCAACCCATTCTCGTAGTCCTCCCTTTGAGTAGTAAGCTCGCATTACGAGTTCTTTCCGTAAGCTTTCCCTTTGCCTTTCATAGCTAACTTACATTTTCCACCCATTCTGTATCCGGCTCTAGGCATGTCCATCATTCCACCACCCATAGCTTTTTTTCTTTTCTTCTTGCCACCTGGTGTGACTTTACCTGAACATACTGCTGATGCGTACATGTTTGCATATGCGCTTGGGTAGACCTTGAACTTTCGCTTCGCTGCCGCTTTACCTCTTGGACAAAGTTTAGCCATTATTTTTTCGCTTTCCCACCTTTTTTAGCAACCATTCTTTTTGGATTGTATCCAAACTTTTTTGCTAATTCAGGTTTTACTTTTGCTAGCTTTGCTAGACCTTTTTGTTTACTTTTACTTATTGGTTTTCCAGCCATTACTTATCTCCTTTTAAAAATTTTTAGGTACGTAATAATGTTTTGTTTTAGTTACTTGTTTCTTTTCTTTTTTTCTAGCTTCTGCTGCTTTTCTTAATTCAGTATTAGACATAGTTTTTTTATTAGTTCTACCAAATGTGAGAGGTAGTTTATTTTTTATTTCAAATCTAGTTTGATCTAATTTAGCACCAGAGGCTTTTGTTTTTTGTATAGTTTTAGCTAATTTACTTTTAGCCTCATCTAATTTTGTTTTATTTACTTTTGCTCCAGTTCCTACAATAGAACCAAATTTTTTTCCGCCTGCTTTTACGAAATTAAATATACCCATTATTTTTTGCCTCCGTTTCTAAAAATCTGTGTACCCTTTATACCATAAATACTCGCCACGACAAGAATCCACAAATTTGTAAACCAGCTGGGAAGCTGCGAGAACATGTCGAAGAACAATTTTACCTTGTCCAT